GTGTACGTGAGCGGCTTGCCAGTCTTCTTGGCGGCCGCCTTCGCCTTCGTCACGCTGGCGTAGACACGGGTGCCGACCTTGGGCATTATTGATCTCCTTCCGAGTGAATCAGGTGCGTCGGCCCCGTCGTCACAAACCGCAGGGCGATATTCAGGATATTCGCGATAATCAGCGCCGTGCCTCCGGGCAGCGGAATAATACCCGCCAGCTCGGCGGCGGCACTCAGGACGTTGATCCAAAACACCTTGGACTTGAGAATACTTTTGCTCACGCTCGCCTCCTCCATGATACCGAAGAGATGCCGGGTCGCCCGGTAGAGCTTCCAGGCCCGCCAGGGGGTAATCATCGCTCGCGCCGCCCGCCGCAAAGGCCCCCCAGGTAGGTTGTGCCACGGCGCGGCTGAATATGAATGTGCGCGCTTGGCTTCCCGTCGTGTTCATACGCCACGTAAAACCTCGTCCCTAACTCTCGCCGCAGCCGTTGAAGAAAGAGCATCCGCGCGGACGCGGTCGTGAAATTACGTGACCGGATGTCGAGGGCTTCGTTGGAGTAGTGGCGACTACGCGGGCGCTGCGAATGCTTCCCGTCGTTGGCTGACGTCACCACGACCTCCTTCATTCGCGTTCGTTCGGCCACCTTTTGCACGCCGACGAGAATCCGAATCAGCCCCCTCGTGAACCCCCGGAACCGCACCGATGGCTTGCAGGTAAGGCGGGCCATTAGTCTCTGTTCAACGCACGGTCGATGCGCTGGCGTATGTAGCGGACGTCGCCGCGCAGGTCGGCCAGTTGCTCGCTATGTTGCCGTACCCGTGCATGGAGCGTGACAAGCCACGCGAGCGCCGTGACGCATGGCACCCCGACGATCACCGCCGTGCTAACCGCGCTGAGTTCGTCCATTAAGGGGGAGCCGGGTTAATCACGAATGGCGGGGTTGGCCATGAGATGTCATAGGGATCGGTCTGGTCATCTGGCACGTCCCGCAATGCCTGACGATACGTCGCCCACGCGGTAACATCCGCCGCATCGAGCGGTGCCCCGGCAATTTGCGTCCAATCGCATCCATACAGCCACTGGTCACGATCCGTGCGGACAACGTACCACTGCCACGCTGTCTCTTCAGCCGGGATGTCAAAGGCATCAATCGTCGGCTGCGCGGCGCTTTGTAACGTGCTCGGCTGCACCGTCCATGTAGACTTATCCTCTGCATCTCCAATCGAAACGCCCACAATCGCTATGCCAGCGGCTTTGAGTTGTTGGTCAAGCGTCTGGGCAATGTTTAGCATCGCTGTCCTATCCTTCTATCGAACCGGTAATACCGCTTTGCCTGTATGTGGGCGCACCGCCGTCACCCCACCATGTCGAGGTGCCACTGGCGTGCGAATATTCTAACCATGCGGCATAATGGTATCCAATCGCTGGATATGTCCGCAGTACTGCAGTAACAACATCCAGTCTACTAGCGACTGAAATATCAAGAGAACCTATGAGACAACCAGTTGCCCCCGCGCTGGTGGAGTCTAGGCCGACTAACACGGAAACACCGACGTTCGTCGAACTATTCCTCACCAGTCCTATCACTATTGCCGTCAGTTCAATTTCAGCAACACCGATGATAAACGCTAGTTGATTTGCGGTGCTTCCGTTCGCCTGACGTATCGTTTCCGTGGTGTATGTCCAAGAGTTCGTCGCTTCTAATACGCGCATCGGCCGTGACACACGGTTGTAATAATTCCACAGCAACCGCTTGGCATAACTGTCTTCGGTCGTGGTAGTCGCCGTCGTATAAAACGTGCCGATGTAGCGACGTGTCGTTGCGCCGGTTTTAACCAGCACGCCGTCCTGCGTCGTGAGGGCCGTCGCCCTCGTGGTGTCGTCTGTCCACGCCAGTGGCGCATCAAATGTCACCGTGCCGCTGTTGTCATAGGCAAAAAGGTCGTACGGCTTCCCCGCGTCAATCGTCCCTACGGCAATCGTGATCACTGTAAATGTTCGTATATTCCAATCGGACGATCCATCGTAGAGGGCAATCCGGTTGCCGGTGTAGGGCGCGAAATAGATATTCGTTGCGCCCGTGACATCGGCAGTCGTCACGGGTGTCCCAGAGGTCAGCGTGAGTCGGCCTTCGACAATGGCTAAGTCAGACGTTCCCCCTGACGGGGCAGTACTCTGCCACAATGTGCCGTTGCTCGTCATCAGGTTGCCGCTGGTGCCGGGAGCCAACAGCGTCACATCCGATGTCCCGGCCCCGAGCATGACCGTATTCGCGGTGATGGCCGCAATCCCCGTCCCGCCACTTGCCACTGCCAGTGGCGTCGAGAGCGTCAGCGTAGCGACACTCGGGTCATCGGTCCAGGCGGCGACGGCACCCGTCCCGCCCGACTTCAAGAGCTGACCCGCTGCTGCCGGTGTCAGCGACTGTACCGTGCCGGTCGTCGTCGTGCCCCCGAGCATCACGCCGTACGCCGTGAGCGCAGACACGCCCGTGCCGCCTTGGGCCACGATAATCGGCAGCGTGAGCGGGTTGGCGTTGAGAATAAGGCTGCTAGTGGTCTGGGCAATCCCGACGAGGCGGCTGTTTGTGGGCGCGGAGCTGGTGATCGCCCCTGCCGTCGCACTGATGTAATACTTCGTGCCCACGACGGTGCTCGTCGCGGTCGTCGCTTCCCCCGCCAGGCGAATCGTGCCGGACGTGTTGATGGCGATGGAGCTCACCGCAATGCCAATCTCGACGGCGGTCGTGGAGGTATATGCGGCGTCAGCGTCCGTGAGGTACCATAATCCCGCCGTGCCAGCAGCGTCACCCACCGCGCTGACATAGCAGACCTCGCCCGCCGCAATCGCCTCCCCGGCCGTGCCGGTAATGTCAAGGTTAACGCTCGATCCTGGGACCGCGAGCACGTTGTCCTGCTCATCCACGGCCACATCGGCGCTCGTCGTAATGACAAACTTATAGGACAGCCCGGCGCTCAGATACGCGACGAATCGGCCCGCGCTGTCGGCCACGATAGGGTTGGCATTCGCCACGTCCCCCACGCTCGTGGTGTAGGTGCTGGCCGCCGTGGTGGTCCCGGCCAGGTAGGTGTTGACCTTGGCACCCGAGACGGGGTCGCCGTCGCTGTCGAGGACGGTTTGATACGGCGTGGGGGTAAGGGTCAGGGCCATAGTGGTGTCACATTCTACTGGAAAGGCGCAGCTTCGGGCCCCTCCGTCTCATCAACATTCGGTGGCTCAGGAGACGGGACGACACGATTGCGTAACTCCGCATACTTCATAATGATCTCGGCATACCGTTCCGAAAGCTTCGTCAGCTCAGACTTGACACGTTTCGGATCGACGCCCTGTTGCTGCGCCGTGCGCCATCTCCGTACGCGGGTTTGGACGTCTCGCATCTCCCGGTTGATGTCGAGGAGGCGATAGCGGTACTGCTGGGGGAAGTCCACAGCGGTTATCCGTACCCCCAAGAGATTGGCGAGAAGCGCCTGTTTAAGGGTCCGCGGCTCGGCCCGAATGTTGAAGGGGTTGGTCGGTATCCCTTGCGCCGCCCGCGTGATGTCGGTAAATCCGTGGCCGCCGAGCAGTGACGGAAGAATCAGGCGGCTGATATACCCGCTCACGCCCCCGAATTGCTCGTCAATCTGTTGGTTTGTGAATGGATCAGTACCCGTCGCCAAGGCGGCAGCCGTGTTGACCAGCGGGCTATTGATAAGTCCAGCGGCGGGACCACCGCGTCCGCCAAAGCCGCTCCCGGTCGTCAGTTCACCGAGATCCCCAAAGGGGAGGATGTATTCCATGTTGAAGTATTGGGGGCGTCCCTTCTCATCCGTCCCCGGCAATTTCATCCACCCCTCGCGCATATACTCAGGGAGTAATTGACGGGTATCGTGTCCCTCTGGCGTGCGATCCTCAAAGGTCCGAAAGACGTTGCCGATCCGATTCACGGTCGCGGGACGCTGCCAGAGCGCCCGTGCGGTGGCCGGGATCGCTTTGTACGAGAAGGTGATAAAGGGCACCACCCCTGTCCGTCGGATCTGGTCAATGAACTCAGGCACGCGGCGGTAATTGAAGAGGGCTTCTTCGGCAAAATCGGCAGCGGCTTTCGGGAGCACCCCAGCCTTCCGCTTATCAATATACATCGCCATCTTGAAGAGTCTTTCTTCCGCCTGATACAAGTTAGAAGGTTTCTGCCCGATCTTCCGCAGCGTGGCGGTCAACCCCTTTTTTAGGCCGCTCAGGTCGTCGGAGATGTCGAGCAATTTCGGTAATTCCGCAGCGGCAAAAGTGTCTTGGAGAAACGTGCCAGCAGCCTTGGCTTCCCGAAAATACTCGTCTTGGCGGTTCAAGGCGCGCATGGCTTGGACATACCGCTGTGGACGAAACGGAGAGAGTCCCGCCATGCTCGCCAGCATGTAATTGCTCATCATGTTGCGGGCGTGCGTGGCGGGACTGAGCACTACCTTGCCGTACTTCCACCACCCCACGCCAGTGCGCCACTTCTGCATCATTTTCCCTGGCTTCGTCATGCCCTGATTCAAATCATCGGCAATCGCCTGAGGAAACCACTTGCCAGCCGCCGGTCCAGCGGCTTTCACATCAGGGACTTGAGCAAATCCCGGCTTGGCCGCATCTTCCCCGAATTTCTTGGTCGTATCCGCCAGGAACCGTCGAAGCGCGACGAGCTGCCCGGAGAGTATCTCCCCCTTCGCAACCGGATGCGCGGCTTCCATCATGCGGATTGCCTTATCGTGCTCAGACACAGGAATCCGGCCTTTCCCCAGGACCTTACGCGTAAGGACACCTTCCCGCGCGGATTTACTCCCGATCCCTTTCATTCCTGCGTTGCGAGCCGCTTGCTCAAGGACAGCGAGGTCTTCGGGATCGGCCCCTTTCTTGGCGAGTTGCGTGAAATACTCAACAGGGTCTTCATATTTCACATACTCCCGACGGATATGGCGACCTTTCCATTTCTTGAAAGTTTTCGGGGTCATGATCCCCGCATCCACTAACGCCTGCCCCAGGGCGATGTCGCGACCAATCGCTTCGTCGGCCAAGGCCCCGAGACGTTGGGTGTCTTCGCCTCGTGTGGATGCCTGTGCGAGCACGGCACGCTGGCGTGGTTTCGATCCGGCCTCCATGTATTGCGTGATCGTGCGCTGTTCAGCAGAGGGGAGCGCGCCGATCCGCTTCCCAATGTCTACCGCCTCTTCCGCTGCCACCGACGATTCTCGAAAGCGGCGTTCGGCAAACTCAACGTATTCCTTCGGTTTCCCGTAATCCGTCACCAACCGCTTCCCAACAGGGTCCACCACGAATTTCTGTGCGAGCTGCCCCGGTCGGGATTGTGCCACCGCTTGGAGGCCCCGCTGTGCGGGCGCGGACTTCAGCAATGCCGGGATACCAGCTACTTTTACCAGCTTGGCCGGGGTCAAAATCCAGAGCGGATCAGCCACGAGGTCCAGCGCCAATCCCGCCGCCGTCGCTCTCTTCCCTGTCAACCCATACTCTTCCACCACATCACGGCCCGCCACATCCTTACGCACCGCCTCGGCCCCGCCACGCCATATCTCCGCTGGCGTCGGCAGTCGCCCCTCCTCCCGTGCGCGGGCCGTCGCCAGGGCAGGGCCATAGATGAGGGCTTGCTGGGGGGCGCGGATTCCACGAAAGAGACCGCCCACCCCGGCTCCCGCGACATCACGGGCACGACGCCACAGGGAGGGGTCATCGTCCTGTGTGGGGGTCGTGGTCGGTGCGATAGGAATGCCTTGCGACTGTTGAGCGATGCGATCCTGAAGCGCACGCCGAAACCCGGCTCGGTCAGGACCTTCCTGAGACAGAGGCGTAGCTCGCACACGGAGCGCCCTCTGAAACCCCTCGCGGTCAGGCTCGCGACGTTCGATTCCAGGCGAAGTAAGCTGACTCCTTTGAGTAGACAGAGGAGTCTGTCGTGACGCCGCGCCTTCTGCGAGACGCCTGTGAAACTCTCGGAGTTGCGCTTCAGTCGGCATTGATCACTAACGGATCGGCCTCTGCGGCGGTCTCTGCGATCTCCTATGTGGTGGAGAGGTGGTCTCCACAGGAGGAGCAATCCAAGTAGGGTCAGGAACTAAAGCACTGCGTCCCGAAGGACCTCTACCGCGTACAAGTGGCGCTTCTGGTGGAGCCGGACGCTGCCTCCGCGCTGTTTGTCCATACTGGGGAGTCTCAGGACGCTCGGTGCGCTGCACACGGTAACCTTGACCCTCCGCGTCAGCGATCGCCTCTTCTAGTGACGAAAATCCGCGCCCTGCCATCATCTCCCTAACGTAGTCTTCGGTAATATCCCTAATAAACGGCATCCCTGGTTGCCACTCCGATGGCTGGGGAGGGGGTGCATACACGCTTCCCATCGTACTCACATCCGGCACATCGGCCATCATCTCGTCGAAGTCAACAAACTCCGGTCGCTGAGGATTGTTTATACTAGGATTCCCATGCCTTGCATTGTGTCGGGCAAGCTCTTCGTCATAACTCTCTTCGAGCGCGCCTTGGCGTACAGTCCTCGGGTCTATCCGTTCGGTATATAGCGCTTGCTCTGCCGCATGGATCACAGCCGGGTCGCGACTCGCAAGCGCACCCTTGTAGTTGGCAATCAGGAAAGTGCGGTCGCGAGCGATCTCTGTTGCGCTCGGAGCGAGTGCCGCTTTAAGCCGAGC